TAGGGGAGCCAGGCAGTGGTCTCGTCCAGAAACGCGACCATATACTCCTGTTCCCAGGCTTCATCATCGCCGAGACCGAGGCGCAAATCCTCGGGCTCGATCTTTGCCCCCTCGTCGTCGAAGAGCTCCAGGCCCATGGCCACGGCGTCCAAAATCGTGACGTTATGCTTCGACCATCCGCCGCGCTGGCCGACCTCCGTATAATCCTGGCCGTCCCAGAGTTGCTTCGTGAGCCCGGTCCATATTTCGTAAAACTTGTTTTTCTTTCCCTGCGGCGTGGATACGATGCGGATCTTGAACCCGCGCGTGATGGACGGATAGAGCGCTTTCCAGATCGCGCGCGAATCTTTGTGCATTGCAAACTCATCGAGCAGCAGGTTCGCGCTCCAGCCGCGGGCCGTGTCCGGGTTCGCCGGCAGGCCGAGGATGCGCGAGCCGTTCGGGAACTTTATCTCGAGCATCTTGTATTCGGTTTTGTCCTCGGCCTTGAATATTTCCGTAGCTTCTTCTATGGCGGCGTTGATCGCCCGCGCGTGCATGGCCGCGGTGCGCATTAATTCTTTGGACTGCCGCTCTCCCGCGGAGAGAAACACCCACGTCGTGCGCGGCTTCTCGAAGCACTCGATCACGGCCTCGAGGGAGCAGACGAAAGACTTCCCGCCCTGGCGGGTAAATTTTCCGATCTTGAGACGCGACTTATCCAGGATCCAGCGCTTCTGATATTCGGTCAGTTTGACGGGGGGGTCCACCTGGGACTGCGAGGTGATCGTCGCGGCCGGCTGTTGGCCGTGAGTTTCGATAACGCCCTTGGCCTTGGTCGTTCCGGGCATGGCCCAGGCAGGCACCGCGCCGATAATGAGCAGGAGTCCCGCCGAGAGCAGCAGGGTGAGCAACCATCGCTTCATGTTTGCTTTTTTAGAGACCATAGATCCCTTTGATGATTTCCTTGAATTCAGGCGAGCTGGTGATTTCCTTGATGGTCTTTTTTTGTTCGGGCGTCGTGGTCTCATCGTTCAGGATATTGCCATCCCCGTATTTTTCCACGGCCGCGAACGCCAACAGCATCATTTTCAATCCTTTGGCAGTGGGGTTCTTCTCTACGTCGCTCAGCCGATCCAAAGCAAGGCGTTGCAGCCTCGCCTTAATGTCTTGATTGGCCGCCAAAAATGCTTTTCTCTTTTCGTCCCACTCGCCGTCGGTCTTCCAGTTGTAGAGCGTTTTGCGGCTGATCTTGTTCCCGAATATGCCGACGAGCGCATCGAGGCCGATGCCATCCTCCACATATTTTCTCCGCGCATCATCCAGGTAGATCGCCGCTTTAGCCATTGAGGTCGCGCTCCATATGGTCGATCTGTTTTTTCAGATCGCACATCTCTTCCCACAGACCCGAGAGTGACTGCCACTCGGCGCGGCCGACGTTCATGCGCAGCCTCGTGCTGTCATCTTCATAGGGGTCCAGGACGCTCCTCAGTTCGAGAACGTGGCTTTTCGCGCGGAGGTTCTTCTCCTCCAGGCTGCGCTTCTTGTCCGCGAGCTGGGCGCGACGCAGGGTGATTTCATTGCTCATTATTATGCTCCTTGATTAGGAAAATTTCGCCGATCGAGCAGCGGGCACTGCACCGGCTGCGCGAGCTTCACCTCCAGGCGGGAGAGCGTCCCGGTCAGGAGCGACGTCGTTTCCTGGCTGTCCTTCTGGATCTGAATGCCCTGCTCCTGGTTGGTCTTCAGCATACCGATCAGCTGCTGTGTGCTCTCGTTGTATTTGTCGAACGCCAGCTTCGTGGTTTCGTTCTGGCTTACGAGCTGCGAGGTAAAGAGTGCCAGTGTCGCCTCGTCGGAGGCCTTGCCCTTTCGGAACTGGTACAGCCACACGATGAACATCGCCCCGCCTACGCCCCATTGGATCGCCGTGGGCACGAGGCTGCGCACCTCGCCGGTGATGGTTTCCTGCGCGCCGATCGGCGGAGGAAAAAGGGACGGCGCGAGGACCAGAAAAAACGAGATCGCCAGCAAGAGCAAAGACACTCGGCGGGAAATGATCGGCATTTAATCCTCCTGTTAAAACCGTTTAAACGGCTTGAACGGTTTAAGCTGTTCGAACCGAGGGGCCAAGACGCCCCCACCTTACGCGAGGCTGTCCCGAAACTCTCCTGAACGGTTCAGGAGAGAAGCTTTTTCAATTGGAGTAACTTGCGCACATTGAACAACGGTTTAAACGGGAGGACACCGATGGACTGGTTCGCGATCTTCAAAACAGGAAAGCACGTCGACTCCAACGGCAGGCCGTTCGAGGCGACGACGGAGATGCTCGACAAGATCATCAAGATGAACACGGGCCGCGAGGTCCCGCTCGCCATCGGCCATCCGAAAACCGACTCGCCGGCATGGGGCTGGGCAAGCGAATTCAAGCGGGTGGGCGATCTGCTCTTCGCAAAGGCGAAAGATCTCGTGCCGCAGTTCGACGAATGGCTCAGGCAAAAACGGTACAAGGAGCGGTCCGTCGCGCTGAACCCGGACATGACGCTCCGGCATATCGGCTTTCTCGGCGCAATGCCGCCCGCGGTGGACGGCCTGCCGGTCCTCACCTTCCAGGCAACCGACGCCGACCTGGTCTTCGAGTTTGCAAATTTAGAAAATCAAAATCAAAAGAAGGAGGAAACGAACATGAAAAAGCTTTTGGCGCTGCTCGGGCTTACCGAGACAGCAACGGAAGACGACGCCATCACCGCGGTGAACTCGATCAAGACCTCGGCAAACGCCGTCTATGCGAGCAAGGCCGTCCTCGATGCGCTCGAACTGAAGCCCGAGGCGACGGAGGCCGAGGTAACGGGTCTCATCAAGACCTTCAAGCAATCGCACTCTCAGGTGATCGAGCTCCAGAAGGAAAACGAGAAGCTGGAGAAGACCATCCGCGACGGCGAGGCGGAAGACGTCGTGCGCTTCGCCAGGACCAAGGGCAAGATCAAGCGCGAGCAGGAACCTTGGGCGCTGGAGTACGCGAAGAAGGACATCGACGGATTTCGTGAATATGTGAACAAGGCGCCCGTGGTCCTCGATGAGGAGTTCACGCCGAAGGAAGGGCATGCGTTCGTCTCTCCGGGCTCCGACGTGGATATGGACATTGTCCAGTCCATCGCGAGCAAGGCCATCGAGTTTCAGGCCGCTGCCGAGAAAAACGGCAGGACCGTGACGATCTCCGAGGCAGTGAATTCGGTGATCAAAAAGAAAAGGTAACGGTAGGGGCAAGGCATGCCTTGCCCGTACATCCATGCCATTCCAAGGAGGGTATAAAAATGTGGAATCCACAGCTCAAGCAATATATCGCCGAGACGGCGGTCACGCCGAACCTCATCGTTAAGCCCGGCTCCACCGATGACTACGTCGTCCTGGGCGCGGCCGCCGCGGACAAGCTCATGGGCGTCAGCGGCAACGTCGGAGGGATCGCGGGCGAGCGCGTTGACATCATCAAGGAAGGCATTGCCGACGTGATCGCCGGCGGTACCATCACCAGGGGAGATCCCATCACAGCGGACGCGGCGGGCAAAGCCGTCGTCGCCGCGCCGTCCGCGGGCACGAATGCCAGGATCATCGGCTTCGCCGAGGTCTCGGGTGTCACCGGCGATGTGATCACAGTTCTGCTCTCTCCGGGCGTGATGCAGGGTTAAGCAACACCAGGCTGAGGCTGAGGTTTAGGCTGAGAATTCTAAACCTAAACCTCGACCTCGACCTTAACCTGTAACCCAAAGGACGATATGCCGAAAGTCATTGAACTACAGCAGCAGCTCGAAGCGCAAAAAACAGAATCCGCCGCCAGGGCCGCGCAGCTCGAAGCGGACCTGGCAGCGGAGCGCGATAAGAACGCACAGCGGGAATTCAGCGGCTTCCTCGGCGGGGACCTGAAAAGGAAGATCTCCCCGGCCATGATGCCCGCGGCGCTCGACATCATGACGCTGCTCTCCGGCATCGAGACGTATGAGTTCTCGGCAGGCGACGACGCCGGCCAGGCGACGAAGATCAAGCGGCCGCCGGTCGAAGTCTTTCGTGAATTCTGCGCGCTGCTCCCGGACCAGATAACGTTCGATGAGGTCGCTACAAAAAAGATGGCCTCGGGCGCGAAGACGAACATGACCAATGCCCAGGAGATCGCGGCAAAGGCGGTCGAGTTTCAGAAAACGGAAAAAGAGGCAGGCAGGGTGATCACCATCACCGAGGCAGTAAATCATGTAATCAAAACCTGATAGGTCTTATACGACCTATAGGACCTATTAAATTTCCAAAGGAGGCAACACTATGGGAAGCGCACCTTTTCCGATTACCCCAGAAATGATGGCGATCACCATCGCGTACAGAAACCCGAAGTTGATCGCCGACGACGTGCTCCCGCGCGTGCCGGTGGGCACCCAGGAGTTCAAGTACCCGACCTACACCAAGGCCGAGTCTTTCACCGTGCCCGACACCAAGGTGGGCCGCAAGTCCGCGCCGAACGAAGTGGAATTCACGGCGACGGAAACCACGTCCAAGTGCGATGACTACGGTCTCGACGATCCCGTGCCGCAGGAGGACGTTATGAACGCCGAGGCGGTCAGTGCGCTCACGGGCAAGGCCTACGATCCCCTGGGAAGGGCGAATGAGGGCCTGACGGACCTCATCATGCTCGCCCGCGAGGTCCGGGCCTCCGCGCTCGTATTCACCGCCGCGAACTATCCGGTGGGCAACAAGGCCACGCTCTCCGGCACCACGCAGTGGTCGGATTACACAAACTCCGATCCCGCGGGCGCGATCCTGACCGCCATGGACGCCATGATCTTCCGCCCGAACATCATGGTCATCGGCCGCGCGACCTTCACCAAGCTCATCATGCATCCCAAGATCGTCCAGGCTGTCTTCGGCACCGCGCAGACCGCGGGCATCGTCAGCCGTCAGGCGCTCGCGACGCTCCTTGAGCTGGACCAGGTGCTCGTGGGAGAGGGCTGGGTCAACACGGCCAAGAAAGGCCAGACCCCGACGATGGCCCGGGTCTGGGGCAAGCATTGCTCGCTCCTCTATCGGGACACCCGGGCCGACACCAGGGGCGG